TGCTGGTGGTGATGATAACAAATATAAATATCTTGATGTTCTAGATGATGAAAATCTTGGGTTAGCTTTAATGCATTATTATAGGAAAAATTACAAAGGGGATAATCCTTGGACTTCATTTCTAGCTAAACCAAGGTCTTCACTATTATATACTATCAAAAAAAATGATATAAAATTATCTGTTAAAAAACCACTCGACGCGCAACCAAAGGGCGATGAGTTGAATCCCGATGAAATCAAACGGCTCAAATTTAAAAGAGAAATGATGGAATTATATAAGAAGAAATGATTAATTATCTTGGTACATTATTAGGAGCATGCATAAAAGAAAGAAACAACGTAACATGGGATACAAAAATAATCATTTTGTTAAAAAGAAAAAATAATTTGTTTTTATATATTAGAAATGACATATATTCAATTATTAAAATCAAAAGTTGATGGTAAAAAATATACTGCTATTTTTTATGATGAAAAACGTAGCAAGATAAAAACAACACATTTTGGTTCTGCTGGTATGAGCGATTTCACAAAACATAAAGATGAAGAAAGAAAACAAAGAAAACAAAGATATATAGCTCGTCATTCTGCTAATGAAAATTGGAATGATTACATGACAGCAGGGTCATTAAGTCGCTGGATTTTATGGAATAAGCCCTCTTTATCCGCCAGTTATAATGATTATATTAAAAAGTTTAATTTAAAGAAGTATTAAAAATGAGTACATAATTTTATTTTTTTAGAGATTTTATAAACTTTTTATATTTTATACTTTTTTATAAATTATGTACTCATTTTTATTATTGAAATAAACTAGGCTGATAGTTGCTATAATGTAGATGTGTTTTAGAATGTAAATATTCTTTCATTTTCCATCTACAAATTGAACAGGTTTTATAATAATAATTGGGGTTTTTGGTGGATATATCATTTTTATCTGGTGTATAAGTCTTCTTGCATTTACCACATTTTATTTCCGTTTTTGATATATGCCATGCTTCTCTTTTATCCATTTTTTTATCCATTGTTATTAATGGTATTTAAAAAAATAAGTTGTATTTTTACGAATTATTCAAGTATATAAGAAAATATTATTATTATTATTATAATTATATAATTATAATGGAAAGCAAATCATTACAGGAAAGAAAAAGAGAAAATTCTAAAAATTATTATAATAATAAAATTAGAGAAAATCAAGAGTTTTATGCAAATGAAAAAGAACGTATTAAACTATACAAGAAAAATCGTTACAAAAATGACCCTGATTTTGCTGAAATATTAAAACAGCGTTCACGTGATACATATAGAAAAAGAAAAGAGAAAATGTCATCAGTTTCTAACTAATTTATTTTTATAAAGTATATAAGAATTAAATGATATAAGTATATAATAAAACTCGCTGATTAAAATAATAATGGCGTATAATAGTATAATGAAATCCTCAGTTTTAATAACAAAGTATAATGACCGAAGTTTTAAATATGAATGTAATAATCATGATGATTTGATGCTTTATATCAAACAATACCCTAACGCTTGTGAGGTAATTGGTGAAAATTTACAATTTATAAAACCGGTTTTTGACGTTGATGCTTATAATGACGATATTAACGTTGATGAAGTAAAATCAGATATTAATATGATATTTCCCAACAAAGATATTTATTATGCTAAACGTGGTGCCCGTGATACTAAAAGAGGAGTAAAATATTCATACAGGTTCTATGTTGATGATGTTAAAATATTTAGTTATATTATTAAAGATTTAATTAAAAAATATCAATTGGATAAAAAACCTATTTATGATTTATCTATTTATGATAAAAATAAAATCTTATTCTTACCTTACACATCTAAAAAAGTAGATTGTGATGCTCCTATATTAACACCTGTTGGTTGTGATGTTTTTAAATGTTGTGCTTCCTATATTGAAGATGATTTTGAAGACTGGTCTTTGAAATACTTGGAACAAAAAAATGGTGAAAAATTATTACAACAAATTAATGATTATTGTGAAAAAAATAAAGATTTAATTAAAAAGATTGAAAATGCAGATGAAGAAGATGATGACGATGAAGAAGAAAGAAATGCAAGAAAATCAGACGCATTTTATAATATTGTTAAAAAACATGTCAAAGCTTTATCTAATGAACGCGCAGGTGATTATAATGATTGGTTAGAAATTATTCTCTGTATTATTAATATTGGTGAAAAATACGAATGGGAAGATAAAAATATTTTAGAACTTTGTGATATTTTTTCAAGAAAAAATGTTAATTCTTATAATGAAAAAGATAATAAAAAGAAAATATATTCTCTTATGGGAAGTGATAGAACTAATAAAGTTGGATATAAAAGATTACTTGAAAGGTTGAAAGAAGATGACCCATTATATTACAAATTAAATATTGTACCATCTTATTATGAATTAAAAGCTGATTTTGAAAAAGAATATAGTATTATTAATAACCCTGTTTTTATTTACAGGACACCTTTTATTCCAAGAGTAATTACTGAAAATCTTGATAATGCTGAAATTAATCAACATTTAAAACCTAGTGATGTTTCTTTTCAAGCCGCTAATCTATTTTATAATAAAAGAAAAACTAATACAGATAAAAAAGGTAACGTCACTTATTCGTATGAAAAAAAACATTTTTATAAAGATTGGTTACAAGATCCTCACAGATTAACTTTTGAAGGTATCGTGTTTAGACCTAGTGGTATGCCTGATGAAATGAATAAATATTATAAAAACTTATTTACCGGTTTTAAAGCTGATAAAGTTGATATAACTGATTATAATGATTATTTAAATATTCAGCCTATTTTAGACCATATTAAATTAGTTTATTGTGCTGGTGTTGAAGAACATTATCAATATGTATTGAAATGGTTTGCAAAAATTATTCAAGATCCTGAAAATAAACCACAAGTAGGTCTTGTCTTTTATTCAAAAGAACATGGTACTGGTAGAAATACATTTACAACTTTTTTTATGAATGAAGTTATGGGGTGCGAATTAACTGCTACTGCTCGTAAAGTTGAAAGAATTTTTGGTAGATTTAATAGCATACTTGCAAAATGTATGTTTTTAGTTATTGAAGAAGCTAGTGGTGATGTAAAAAAATATATGGAAGATTTTAAAAATCTTATTACAGAACCAACTTTCACTATTGAAAAAAAGAATATTGATGCTGGTACATACAAAAACTTTGTTAATCCTATTATGCTTACCAATAATCGTGATATCCTTGATATTGATGATAAAGACAGACGCTTTGCTATTTTTGAAAGTTCCTCGTGTAAAAAAGGTAATACAGATTATTTCAACAATTTATATGCTTGTATCAAAAACAAAAAAAATGCTGGTTTGTTTATTAAATATCTTCGTGAAGAAGTTGATGCATCTTGGACACCTATGGAATTTCAACAAAATAGACCTATCACAAAAGCTTACAGAAAACAACAATCTGTTAATGCTAAAAATTATATCAAGTTTATCTCACATATTACTTGTGATGACTTTATCTTACTTGGTGATGACAAATATTATTGGAAAAAATATAAAGGACGACTTACTACAAGAATATTACATAGCACTTTATATAGGTATTATAAAGATATGTGTGAGTATTATAAATATACAGCTTATCAATACGACAAATTTCTTGATAATATTACACAAGAAGGTACAGGTATCACACAAATTATTGACGGACATTCACATAATAAAAAATTGTTCTTTGATAAAAATATGATTTTACAATGGGTTGAAATATTCAGAAATTCAAATGATGAAAACTTACCTGTCGTTAATGATTATGATACTGATGATGATGATGAAGATACTGATGATGATATTTAACTTTTCTGACTTTTCTGGTATACTACGCAAACTTTCGCAAACTGTTCGCAAACTTATTTTTACATCATTATGCTATAAATAACATAATTTTATTATTAAAACTATTATCAGATTTTTAATTTTTTAACTTTGCGGTTTTTTGAGATGCAAGTTCAAAATAAAAAACAAAAAAAAAAAATTCATTTGAAAAAACTTCAAAAAGTTTGCGAAATCTTCGCAAAGTTCCCAAAACGGTCTATCAAGTTTGCGAAATTACATTTTTCCTTATGACAAGTTTGCGAAGATAATTTTTAAGTTTGCGAGGTTTGCGAAATTTATTATTATTGCATCTCTTTACATGTAAAAAATGATATAAGTATATAATTATATAAAGTATATAATAATGCCTAAATATGAAATGTTTAAGAAAGGCCTACTTGAAAAATATGAAATGTGTGATAAAGATGTATTAACATGGAAATATTCAGGTGGTGATAGTGGAAGGCATCTAAATTATTGGAAGTTAAAGTTTAAAAATACAAAAACACCCGATCATGAAACACACTGTGTTTGTGGGCATTACATAGTTCAAAATTGTTATATTACTAATGATAAAAATACTGAGCTTTTAGTACTAGGAAATTGTTGTATTAAAGCATTTATTCCTACATCAGCAAGAAATTGTAGTATTTGTAGTAATGAACATAAAAATAGAATAGTTGATAGATGTAATAAATGTAGAGTTGGTAAATGCGATGTATGTGATGTTAAATGTAATCCTCAATATAAAAAATGCTTTGATTGTTTTAAAAACAAAAAACCATATAAACATATAGCCATATAAGTATATAATATAATGCAATCTAAAAGCGATCAACAAAGATTTTTTGAGCTATACAAAAGAAAACGTTTGAATAAAATTGTTGAGGATATCAGCAACGCTATTACAAACGAAGATTTAAAAGATCTTAAACAAAAGCTAAAAGAACTAAAAAAAATCAAATACGTCAAAGACCAATAAATATTAATCAAAGTTTTCAAGAAAATATTTAAATAACAAATTAGGCTCCCTTGTGAATGTTAAAAGGTAATATCGGCCGTACCATTTACGGCAGTTACAAACTGTTATATCTTTAATAAATAAGTTATTTTTATTTAATTCCTGCAATCGCCGTGGCGTCAAAGAATTAAAACAGACTTGACTACATAATAATATAATTCTAGGAACAGATGTTGTACTGAAATATAACACAATTTTATAAAAGTTATTCTTTCTAATTCTAGGTCCTTCGCTAATATCATAAGGAGGATTTGTAATAATGGTATCTATATTATCGTAACTAATATCTCTGAAATCTATATCTTCTTCAATTTCAGCATAAGTCTTATTAACATAATCAGGTAATTGGTCGTAGATACTTCCCTCACCACGGAATGGTTCAGCTACATTTTCGTTTTGTTTCCATTCTATACTATCAATAATCTTCTTCGCTAAACTCCTTGGGGTTTGTTCTAAATAGTACCTATCATTCTTCATCCTATCTATAAAAAGAGTACATAATTAATTAAAAATATAAAATCCATTAACTTTTTGAAATTCAAGAAAAAATAACGATTATGTACTCAAATTATTTTCTTATGTTATAATAAATGAATAATGCATCCTTGTTGAGACGTATTCCTTATAGATTTATTGAACATTTCATTATGAATACAAAGAAAGACGAGTTTAAAAATAAATCATATACATATGTTATTAAATATGATAACAAAATAAAGATGGGATATTCGAATGATATATATAAGAAATTTTCAAATCATTATAAAATATTAGGTTCTGCCGAAATATTAAGGATGCAAAGATTTCATAGCAGTAATGAAAGCGAAAGATTTGTAGAACGGTTAGCTAGGTACAACAATAATCAATATATTAACAATGAAAAAAACGAAGCTACGGTTTTAAAAACCTACGATGACTTGAATGCAGGTAAGTATAAGATTTTAGATAAGGACTAATAATTTATTTTTATGTTATAATAATAAAAAATTGATATAAGAATATAAAGAATAATAAAGTATAATAAAGAATGGAAGAAACAAAAAATCCTAAATGTAATTCATGTAAATCATATTGGAAACCTGACGAGACTGATATTAAAAGTTCAGGATTACAATATAAAACTTGTAGAAAATGTAGAACATATGATAAGGCAATTAAAGATAAAAATAAATGTGAGCATAATAGAGAAAAATCAAAATGTCGCGATTGTAAAGGTAGTTCATTTTGTCCTCATGATAAAAGAAAATCAAGATGTCGCGATTGTAATGGGTCTTCATTTTGTCCTCATGATAAAAGAAAAACAGATTGTCGTGATTGCAAAGGTGGTTCATTTTGTCATCATGATAAAAGAAAAAAAGAATGTCGTGATTGTAATCTACAATTATATTTAGTCAATTTACAAAGAGGGGCAATCAAAAGATGTCTTAAATTATCTAATTTAGAAAAAACAAAACCTTCTATTGAATATCTCGGTTGTAGTGCTGAATATTTTATTGAATATTTCAAAAAAAAGATGGATTTATTTAATCAATTTAGTGAGATTGATATGAATTGGGATAATATTCATATAGACCATATCAAACCCGTTAATTCTTTTAATCTTGATGATGAAGAAGAGTTTTTAAGTTGTTGTAATTATACTAATTTACAGCCTTTATTAGTAGAAGTTAATTTAAGTAAAAATTGTAAATGGAGCGATGAAGATGATGCATTTTGGTTACAAAACATTAAAGATAAAGAATATTATGATATTTATATTCCAAAATAATTTATTTACTTTTCCAAATACATTAATACATTATTTAATTTCTCTTCTAATTCATTTATTTTTTCTTGCTGTTTTGTTATGATTCGGTGTAATTCTTGCGTAGCTGAAACGTGGATAGCCCCGATATATTCCTTAGCCAAAGTGTTAAAATCCTCTTTCAAGCTTCCATACATAAAAAGTTTTTCATATTTCAATTTTTCATTTATTTTAAATGTATTCTCATCAATAACTTCGGTAATTTCTACTAAAATTTCATTATCGCTTTCATCTATCAGTTTTATTTTTAATCCTACACTTAATACTAATATAAATGTATCAGGTCTCACACTATCAATAGTAAGAATATCATTATTTATATGTACGAAACAAAGAGCATTCGGTATATATTCCTCTTGGTATCTCACTGCTTCTGGTAATACCTCAGCTACCTCCTGCGCAATATATCCATATGTTTTATTAGGTGTTATATTTTTACTTTCGTCAATATAGCGATATTTACATGGTTTCAATAACAATATTTTTTTCAGGCATTCGTCGTCTTGCAGTTCTTCAATATCTTTTTTTATATCTCTATCACTGGTGCTAATTAAATAATTTGTAGTCCAAATTGCTCCATTGTGTTTAGTACATATATTCCAAGATGTTGAAAGGTAACCCCCTTGTGCATTATCCCCATAATACCAAGAACTAATATTACCACTATTATATATTTTGTAAAATTGCGTAAAACTATCATAAGGAATACGCATTCTTTGATGATATGTATTATTAGGTTCATATGATGAGGCATTAGTTACGTCATTACCAACACCGATCACAAAATCTGATCTACTCCATCCACCTCTGGCGATTGCTTGTAAAACAACATTTGCTTTATAATTGAGATTGCCCTGATATGGTGTTGCTAATTTTATTTTACAACTATTACTATCACTGGAAGCATTTAATCTTATCGTTGGTTCTGCTGAATTACCATAAGCATAAAACGCTGGTGTGCTTAATGTATTATTGGTGGTAATATAAGAACCTAAAATTTCACCACTGGCTGTTATAGTATTAGTTGAGTTTAATGAAGAACAATTTATAACTCCATTATAAGTTGTTAAATCTATTGAACCTCCACCTTTAACATTTAATTTTCCATTAGTATCAATTTCTAATGTATCTGTATTAATATCCAATGAGATATAAGGGGGTGTATATTGTCCTATCGGTCCTGCTGGTGGTTCTGCTTGTGTGAATTTTAATGGCTCATCAACCCATATTTTACCTCTAACTAAATCAATATTAGGATCTTTGTATAATATCAAATCACATTGTGTTTGAGTTGTTGTAGGGCTGTAATTAGTTGTATCTAAATTTTGATACGTGATAAAATCATCATCAATCATCCACCCTAATGTTTCATCATATTTCAAATATCCTGTTGGTTGAACTTGTATTGTATTTGTTGTTGTCGTAGTCGTTCCCATAGAATATCGTATGATTACTATTGGATTATTAGCGGTATATTGTATTGATGCCCCTGTTATACTATCAGTTATACTTAATCCACTATTTGGGACATACAAATCAGTACCATTTTGTTGTATTTTACTATCACTTCCTACTATTACATTATAACTTCCATTTAAAGTAAGCCCAGTTGCTTTGTAAGCCTGTGTATTATTGATTACTAAAACTTCACAGCTTGTATCTTCGGGGACATTTAAAGTATATGTTGTTGGACTTGTGAATGCCAAATATTTATGAGTTATGCTTGACGCGACATAATATCGTATGATTACTATGCCTGAACCGCCTTTACCGCCAGTACCATATGCCTGTCCTCCACCTCCACCTCCTGACCCTGTACCTGCCCCCCCGTCACCACCAAAACCAGTAGTACCACTCGTCCAAGTACCCCCATTACCTCCATTTGATATACCACCTGTTCCACCATTATTAGGAACAACTACACCACCTCCACCTCCACCTCCTCCTAAACCACCAAAAGCCGATAAACCAACTTGTGCCCCCCCACCTCCGCCAGCCCCCCAATAATAAGATGTTCCTGTAATATTGATAGGAACACCATCTCCACCCTTTCCAGGTTTTCCATCATTAATCCATTGTTGGTAGTAAGTACTATCTACATATCTTGTTGTATTTGTTGTTGAATAACCAGCCTCTCCCGCACCTCCACCACCACCAGCACACGAATAATTGCTTACATGAGGTGCCGCCGAGTTTCCTCCAACATTTCCATTATATAATGCAATTGTTCCATTACTTAGTTTATTATTATCAAAAAAAGTTCCTTTTATTGATGACCCTACACCTCCACCATAACTTAAAGCATTACCAGCACCACCACCTGACCCACTTCCACCAGAAGTACCATTATTGGGTGTAATCCAACCAACATAAGGAGTTGAACCTCCGCCTAAACAAGTAGCACCAAATGCCTCACTACTGAATCCTTTTTCATTTTGATTTCCACCTCTACCAACTTTAATAGTATAGGTATCAGGTGGTAGAGATATATTTGTAGCATATAATACAGCACCACCACCCCCGCCTGCCCCAACTTGACTATCTCCACCACCACCACCACCAACAACTAAAATATCAGCGACAGCATTTTCAGGGAAATTAATAACATGTGTTCTGTGATTTCCATCTGTTGATAAAGAACCAGATGTTCCTTCAAAAGTTAATATATGATATTGATAATTATCAGCAGGTATTTGTGTTGGTACAGAAGGCGTTGCTGTGGGCTCATCCGTGATAGTAGTATCTATGGTTATCGTTGTTTCTTCTTCATATGTATCAGGTGGATCTAAATCATTTATATTAACATCTCCTGTTGTACCTCCACTGCTACCAGCATTGTCTAATACATTTTGCCGAATGCGTATATTTCCCGTTGAATTTTCAAAATGTTCTGTATCAAATAACGGAAAGACATTTTCTAATGTAGGTGATACAGATGACCCACCAGACGCATCAAATTGATTAGTTTCTGTGTTCCATACTAAATTATTCCCCGCAGATTGACTTAATATATTCCTTACATCTGTATCGGTATAGTGCGTTATATTTTGCCACGAATAAGCACTAGCACCTCTTCCTCCATTGTTGTAAAGAAAACCTCCATTATCAGTTCTTGGAATAATCGCCCACCCATTTCCTGTATTCCCGAAATAACATATACCATATTTATTTTCACCTAAAAGGGTTGTATTTAAATCCATGTGAAATGTTTTATTTTTTAAATCTGTAATATCTTCCGCTAAATGTGTATGTCCTACATCTGCTTTACCGCTAATTGCAGTTGATAATTCGGTTTCATTTACATATTCATCAGGTATGCTCGTTAAATAATTTTTAGTTGATAAAAGAGAATTTACTTTTGTATCGCTATATTGATTTATTCCACTAATCGCAGTTGATAATTCGGTATCTTTTACATATTCATCAGGTATACTCGTTAAATAATTTTTAGTTGATAAAAGAGAATTTACTTTTGTATCGCTATATTGATTTATTCCACTAATTGCAGTTGATAATTCGGTATCATTTACATATTCATCAGGTATGCTCGTTAAATAATTTTTAGTTAATAAAAAAGTATCTACTTTTGTATCGCTATATTGATTTATTCCACTAATCGCTGTATTTAATTCGGTATCATTTACATATTCATCAGTTATATCGCTTTTTAGCGCGTAATCTATAAAACGACTATTAACATAATTTAAGTCTAATTCAACATATAAATAAATTATTGAAAGTTGAGTATTATCGCTTATTTTTTTCATTATTATTTTATAATCATTGCCTGATGCTACATTTACATATAATGAATTAGAACCATTACTGGCTACGCCATTATTTATAACAACCGCTGGTGTCTCATTATCGCCTGTATATATTTCAACATATCTATCATCATAATTAGTAGAATCAATTATATTTTCGTAAAATATGTATAAAGTATCACCATTCATATATGTTAAACTGCTTACTATTTCTTGTGAATAATTCCAAATCCTTGTATTTGCTGATACTGAAAATCTATTATTCAATAAACTATGAATTGTTATAGAAAATGATTGCGGATATTTTCTTTTCTCATAATTTAGTAATTTTGTATCAACTATTGAATTTTTAGTATAATCATTATTAATTAAATATTGTTCTACTTTTGTTTCAGTATAATATTTATTGATTGTTCCTTCGCTCAATTCATCAGTTGTTTTTGATGATAAATTGAATTCAGTAGGTATATCGCTTTTTAGCGCATATTGATTAGCTGTTAAATAAGAGCCTACGCGATTATCAGTATAATATTTATTAGTTTCTCCTTCGCTCAATTCATCAGTTGTTTTTGTTGATAAATTGAATTCTACATAATCTGTTATTTGCGATTTTGTAAATTGTAATGTTGAGACATCTCCTGTTCTTACTACATCTAAAATATCTTCATCTCTTACTACATCTAAAATATCTTCATCTCTTACTACATCTAATATATTTTCATCTCTTACTACATCAGTTATATCTCCTGTTCTTACTACATCAGTTATATCTCCTGTTCTTACTACATCTAAAATATTTTCATCTCTTACTACATCGCTTCTCGTTGATATATTCCCAGCATTTACATCATAATATAAAAAAGCATTTTCGATAGGTGCGTTTGGTATAATTACTTCATCTAATAAAGTATATGTTGTATCACTTATTAAACCTCTTCGTCTTCCTCCTGATGTTTGTTCTCTAAATGATAAAACATTTCCGCTATCATTTATTACTTCAAGATTTTTACATACTAAATTATCTTTTACATATAAATCTTCAACTGTTGTTAATCTATCAATATTAACACTTCGGGTATTATCATTTAATAGTTTAATATTAGCAAAATCACTAGGATTAATATTTGTTGTATTTATACCCAGCATTCTAAAAGTATATAATCCCAGTTCATTCCCCATAGTTAATACATAATCATCGGTAAAAAATACTAAATTATAATATAAACTTGTTAATACACCATTTACATATAAATCTAATCGTTTTGCTATATCATCGCGATTAATAACAAAATGGCATTCTTGATTAGGTATATTAATTACTTCTTCTTGCGAGAGATAGGTTATTGTATTGTATTTATATTGCGAATTGATGCTTAAAAATGATATTTTTAACGGGTATGTATCTCTAATATGAGGCTGATGTTCTGTTACAATATATAAATATCTACAACTTACATTTTGATTTGTATTTGCGATATTAAAACTTGTTACGCTTTGATATTGTGTTGAGCCTAAGCTAGTAAAATTATTAGTTAATATTTGCGTAGTTTTGTCTAATGCTTCTTGTGGTGTATTTCCAATGTAAATATTTATTTTTACATATGGTTCATAAGGGGTTTGTGCTAAACCTGAATAAGTCCATGTTCTCGTTAAATCCATATTTAAATCTTTGATAATAACATCATCATTAAAATATAATAAAAATGCATCATTACTAGCTTGTATCGCAGATGTATTGTATATATCATAACCTCCTGATAATCCTAATGATGTCGTAAAAATATTAAATGGTGATGAATATGATATGTTTTCAGTAGCATCATTTATAATATAAATAGCATTTATTAGTGTATCATCACTCGTTAATTTATGAACTGTAAAGTTTTGACCTAATAATAAATCCCCTGATAATTCAATTGCTAAATTATTACTAAAAGTGCTATCTAAAATAGTTCTAAAATTAGCTCTATTTGCAGTATAATTGATGACAATTAAATCTTGTTTCATATCAACCGACACATCTTTATAACTTAAAACACTCCTTAAAACTTGCTGGTTATATAAATTAGCGTAAAAAGACACACCTAAATAATCAGTATTAGGTAAAGTAAATGATATAGTACCGCTTATTTCACTTGTAAAATCATTATAATCAGTTATGACGCTAAAATTATTAGTTGTTAAAATATAATTATCATTTATCATATTCTCTTGAAATTCATTTGTCGTATTAAAAATGCTTTTGTTAAACTTCGGTATTATAAATAATACATCAAAATAGTCATCATAATTATAAGCTAAGTCGTTTGTTTTGTATCCAATATCTAATAATCCCTTATTTTGTGCTAAATTAGTTTCAATACTCGGTGTTTCTCCAATATCATTTTTAGGCAAAAGTAAATATAATATACTATTATCATCGTAGCCTAAAATAAGTCGCATATCATCAATCCTATCGGTTTGCGTTGTTAGGTCTGTTTGTATTCCTGATATGTCGGTTTTATTTGCTGCGATTTTTTCAAAAGCAGTTTGCGTATCCTGTGGAAGTCTTGAACCCAATGCAGAGCTAACATATTCTAATAATGAGCTCTCTAATTTATAATTGATAATATTATTATTTTCATCATAAACAGGTGTTAGTTGGAATTTAGTATCCGCATTATCAGTAATATAATTTTTAAACATAACATTTTGATCTAACAATTCAATATTATAATAATTATTAGCTATATTACCGTATATTGTTGCAGCTTCTTTACTATCTTGTGATGTACCGATAGTGTTTTGGATTGTAGTAATATCACTAGTATTATCGCTAATTATAGTATAATTTTTCAATTGTAAATTACCATCAGCATCATATTCAAATTGATTATCATCTAATTTTAGTTTAATTTCAATTTTAGGTAAAACTTCACCGCTTTCTTGTGTTGTTGTTGTTTCAATTATTTGTAATCCATCGGAGAAGTCATTTTTATTAGGTATGTTTTGCCTTCTTCTTTCATTATTTTTTAATATATTTTTTTGTGTATAAATATTATTAAGTTTTTGAGAGATTAAATCTCTTTCATTAATTAATGAAATAACAGTTATTTCTAAATTACCAGTTCCGCCACCTAAATTTGATTTTGGAATTGTTATAATATCATTTACATTAAATCCAATTGTAGTAGATAAAACTTCTAATATTAAAGCTTTTAATTGATTATCAATATTTTTTATTTGTATTTTTAATTTAGCACCATTATCAATATCAACATCATAAGTACCGGATGTTATAAATCCTGTATTTGTAAGTTCGTTAATTTC